TCAGCTCATGTTTTGTTGTATAACGTTACTTTTCTCAATGTTCTCTAGAACCTCGTCGATGAAAAGCGAACGATAGTGCGGACATTCCAGTACACCCTTTTCTTTCGCTTCCCGGTATACCTTGGAGAACAGTTTTGCTTTCTCCTTGTCGGTGGTCGGCAACTTATCTATGGGAGTGGCAAGGAACCGACACCCCCAGCCTTTGCAGGTAGGGGTGAGGGAACAATGGTTTGGAGTTTTCCACTGACATGAGCATTCGGTAATTATTTGATTCATATTTGCTATAATCGAATTGACATCAATCTTTGTGCTCATACATGTCTATTGTCTTGAAGAAATCATCCTCGTAATTATAGATGTCATCTAGGGTTTCAATAACATGTTTCACATCTTTCTTGTTTTCATCAATAGTGGCTACATACTTAGTGGCTGTATTGAAATACATACGACAAATAGGTTTGCGATTGTTGTCATCAAGCAGAATACTGAAATAAGTCTGTGCATCACGATATACTATGCGGGATATATCTACTTTCTTTCTACAGATAGCTTTTACAATTCTGTATGCATCTAACTCTTCTTCTGTAGTGACAATCTTGGATTCTGTATTTACTTCTTCTGTAGTCTCTTCTGATGTGTTTCCACTGTTTTTTGTTTGGCTTTCCTCTATTTTGGAATCACTAACTGTCAAAGCTCCTTTCAAACGGTCATTAATAATATCGTTGATATGTGAAGAGATAGCGCGTTTGACTAAAGGTGTGAATTGGTCTATTATATTTTGAAGCATTCTACCTTCATAAACTTTGGTAGCAAACATTTTCACAAAATCAGTGCTAGGCGAGGAGAATTCTTCTTGGATAATAGCCTTTAATTCTCCCATGTACTTTAATTCGCTGGCTGAGTTCAGAATATTGTCCACATCAAAGTATGATTTATGGAATTTTTTCAGTTCCTCGATTTGATTATCCCTTAAATCCGTAATATCCACTTCCAAAAAAGGCTTATCATCCATTATATTGGGTTCTTTCAAATCTGTATAGAAGCGGTAGATAATTCCATTGGTCAAAAGTCCGAACTTAGCTTTTGATACGTTGAAATAGCGTAGTAGTTGGTTATCATGTAGGTTTAAATCTTGCTTCCAATGCTTACATTCAATCAGCAATATAGGCTGGTCGTCCTTCATGATGGCATAATCAATCTTTTCTCCTTTCTTGGTCCCAATATCGCAAGTCATTTCTGGCAATACTTCCAAAGGATTGAACACATCATATCCCAGAGCATTAATAAAGGGCATGATGAAAGCATTTTTAGTAGCTTCTTCTGTCTGAATGTTATCTTTCAGCTTTTCAATTCTATCAGCAAGCTGTTTAATAGTGTCTTTAAAATCCATAGTATTTTACTTTTTAGATTGATATTATAGTCTCATATTGCGTTCAACAACCTTAATCACATTGTATATCTCCACCACATCGTCAAGGTTAACCGTATAGTCGTTAAATAACTCATTGAGCGAGTGGCAGGTGATATTACCTTTATCATCTTGGGCCGTGATTTGCTTGATGGATATTCCTTTCGTTCGGTGTATAATAACGAAGTACCAGTCGTTGATATGAAGTTTGGGCAGCCAAAGGTCACGTCTTACCTCCCTTGCTAAAACCTTGTCACCATCGCAGATGGCAAGCCTGCTGTTGTCATCCATACTGTCACCTTCTGCTTCAAATATGCGGTATTTTCCGTGATAGGTCTTATCTACGATTACCGGCATGGTAGGTAGAGTGTCTATGTATTCGGTATCTCCATATCCGGCGAGATAACCACATTGTGCTTTGATGTGTATAACGGGCACGTTCATGTAGCTTAAATCGTCAACTGGGCGGGCGTTGGAGTGGTACGTCTGTGATGGAGCATCGGTAAGCATATTTCCTTCACCGGTTAGTAGCCATTCTAAATTGTATGCAGGGAATGCACTAACTATCTTTTCACATGTTGCACGTGAAGGTGTACGATGCTCGTTAATAATGCGAGTGATAGTTACATTATTAGATATACCAATAGCTTTACTGAATGAATTCTTATTCAAGCCTTCTTTTTCAATAATAAGTTCAACTCTTTTCCAAGCTTCCATATTTGAATATACTAACAGTTAGTTAAATGTTGTAAATAAACTAACTTTTAGTTGGTAAAAGTTTGTATTTATACTAACTGTTAGTATCTTTGCAACATCAACGTCAACAACAGCAGCAAAGATGCGAAGTTTGAGTGAGATAACCAAAAAAACAACATACCTAAAAAGGATGGAAAATCCAGTGTAAGCTGCCCCCTAAAACCAAGCGATTCTGCCCCCTTGTGCTAAAATAATCCTACCCCCTTGATTCCAATATAAAAATACCCCTGCTTGGCAATGCCCGGCAGGGGATTTTTCGTAGATTTGATTCCCGTCTTGACCGGTGGAATAAAATCATTTCTACTATGACAACAAAGATAGCAAACATCCTCCAATGTTACGCATTGGGGATGGGGATAAAGCAGATAAGCAGGAGCTTTGAGCTTTCCCGCAACACGGTGCGCAGATATGTGCGCCTGTTTCAAGAGTGTGGTATACCGATAAAGGAGTTGGCCGCCATGCCTTCCGCTCGCATCCAGGAAATGTTCTCTGAAGGTGTTGGCCGTAACAGGGAACCGTCACAACGCCAGCTTGAGCTTGAGGCACTCCTTCCTGAGTATGCTGCCCGGCTTAGCCGCCGAGGCGTAACAGTGAAAACCCTGTACGAAGAGTACCGCGAGACCCATCCTGACGGATACAGACATGCCAGTTTCGGCAACTATCTCATGCGTTACCGTATGGTGACACATGTCGTAGGCCATGTCGAGCATTATGCCGGAGACCAGATGTATATCGACTTCGCCGGTGACAAACTGGAAGTCGTTGACAGTGAAAGCGGTGAATGTCGCAGCGTTGAAGTGTTCGTGGCCATACTTCCGTGCAGCCACTATACCTATTGTGAGGCGGTCTGGTCCCAGTCAAGGCAGGACTTGATTAAGGCGTGTGAGAACGCGCTTCATTTTTACGGCGGGGTTCCGATGGCGATCGTACCAGACAACCTCAAATCGGCGGTAACCCGCAGCGACCGTAACGAGCCGGTAATCAACGAGGAGTTTGCGGCATTTGCCGAACACTACGGATGTACCGTATACCCCACACGGGTACGTCATCCAAAGGACAAGGCCTTGGTGGAGAATGCCGTGAAGCTACTTTACCGATCCGTCTACGCTGACATCGAGGGTCTTGTATTCCACTCGCTGGAGTCTCTGAATGCGGCCATATCCGAATCGCTCTCGGCCTTCAACGGACGCAGGATGAGCGGGCGTCCCCAGTCCAGACGGGAACAGTTCGAGCAGATTGAGTCCGACTGCCTCCGCCCGCTTCCCGCCATACGCCATCAGATGAAAGAGCGACGCTCCGCAACAGTAATGCGTAACGGCTATGTCACCTTCAGGCTTCACCATTACAGCGTACCGAAAGAGTATATAGGCAAACGTGTCGAGATTGTCTATGATGCGGACACGCTGGAAATATATCATGGCCTGCGTCTGGTGACCACACACCAGCGCGATGACACGCCATACTCCTATACGACCAAGGATGCCCACGGACTGCCCGGACGTCATGGAAGTTATGAAAAGGATCTGGAACAGATTTACGAACGAGCCGGCCAGACAGATAACGTCCTGCTGCTGTATCTGCGCAAGGTGGCGGAACTCAAGAAGTATCCTCCCGCGGCGTTCCGTTCATGCAGAGGCATCATGGCGTTGGAGAAGACCTTCGGGCTGGAACGGTTGGTGGCGGCAAGCGCATGCGCCACGCAACTGCGCCTATACGGATATCAGGAGATAAGGCGGATCCTTGAACGCGGGGATGATGCAGACTTCCTGTCAAAAGACGACATTGACGATGAGGTCCCCGTAACATCTATCCACAAAAACATCCGCGGAGCAGCCTACTTCGCACAATTAAAACATTTAAATAGAGACAACAATGGAAACAAATAATCTTACCGCACCGATAGCTGTCGAAAAAGACCGCAACACGTTGACAATCGAACTGATGAACCGTATGAAGCTGCACGGCATGGCCGCCGCCTTCACTGAAAGCCTAACCTCCACTATGGCAGAAACAATGACAATCGAATCTTTCCTGCACATGTTACTTGCCAGGGAATGGGACTACCGTGCCAATGCAGCCATCCAACGCCTTATACGCGGGGCGGCGTTCCGCTACAAGGCCTGCCTCGAGCAGATAGACTATGCAATCCCGCGTGGCCTTGACCGCAATCAGATGGAGCGGCTTGCATCGCTGGAGTTCATCCGCAAGGGACAGAACCTCTTCATCACAGGGTCATCCGGTACCGGGAAGAGCTTCCTTGCCACAGCAATGGGGTATGAAGCCTGCAAGAAGGGCATACGGACATATTATGCGAATGCTCCGAAACTTATGGGTACGCTTAAGGTGGCAAAAGTAAAAGGCACACTGGAATCGGAACTCAAGAGAATCGAACGGAGCACGCTGCTCATATTGGATGACCTCTTCCTTGTGAACCTTGATGCCAAGGAACGACCCATCCTGCTCGATATAATAGAGGACCGACATGGGCGCAAGTCCATCATCATCACCTCGCAACTGCCAACGGACAATTGGTATGATGCAATCGGAGACCCTACAGTAGCAGATGCCATTATGGATCGTATTATACATACGGCGCACCGGATTGAGCTGACAGGAGAAAGTGTCCGTAAAATGGCTGCATACAGAGGGAAATAAACTAAAATAATAATAACCCCATCGGTCAAGACTTTTTAAGGGGGCATTGTTGAATGTTTTAAGGGGGCAGAATCGCCTGGTTTTAGGGGGCAGCTTACACTGGATTTTCCATGCACCCAATTTTTATATGTTCTCCATCTACTTCCAACGCCTTAATTGCCTGATACACAACAAAAAAGGGAGTAACTAATGTTACTCCCTTTCGCGGTGCGTACGGCTCTAAGCCCAAGATATTCAAATATAATCAACTGTTATCACATTTTCATAAATAGCCGAATATTCAGGATTTTACGCTATTGATTGAGTACGACCGTACCCAAATAGTAAAGCCATTTTCGGGTACTTTTTCGGGTTTTCTATTTTTTACTATTGCTTCTTCTTTCTTCGGAAAAGGTGTCAAATTTAGACATATTTTCCTCTTTAACCGCATCCACTATTTTTATATACGGCTTCATTGCCTTGTAATCACTATGCCCTGTCCATTCCATAATAACGTTAGTAGGAATGCCCAGCCTTATAGCGTTGCAGATAAACGTCTTTCTTCCGCTATGCGTGGTAAGAAGTTCGCACTTCGGCAAAACATTTTCATAACGTTTGTTTCCCTTGAAAAACACTATTCTAACGGGTTCTTTTATTCCAGCTATTTCGGCGGCTTCTTTAAGGTATTCGTTCATTTTCGCATTACTGATAACCGGAAGAGCTAACCCTTTGGGGAAATGAATGTTTTTGTATTTGTCAAGTATTTGAAGTGCGTATTTGTTAAGCTCTATATGCAAACGGTCTTCGGTTTTCATAGTAACGATAGATATAAAAGGCTTGTTTGTCGTCCGTTTGACATCGCAGGGACGTAACCGAGCTACATCGGAATATCGCAACCCGGTAAAGCAGCAGAAGCAAAATACATCACGTACGCATGACAAAGAACTGCGGTTTTCCGGAAATTGATAGTTTAGAAAGTGTTGCAGTTCTTCCCATGAAAGGAAAATAACTTCTTTGCAGTCTATCCCCTTAAAACGCGGTTTATATTGTTCATGCAAAAGCCCATTATAGTAACCGTTGTTACAAGCCCAACGGAGAAACCAACGTACATAACTCATATACTTGCTTACGGTCGTATTCATTTGTCCCGCGTCTTGCAGGTATTTAACAAAGCCTTGTAGCTTTTCCTTTGTCAGTTGGTTAAGTATTTGCTGGGGCATATAAGCGTACAGATGTTTACGCAAACTGCTAAATTTCGTATAGGTAGCCGGAACCCAGTTATTAGCCGTACCAGCTTCTACTACAAATTTGTCGAAAACAGTAAAGAAGTCCGGCGTTACTTCCTTCTTCTTCCTTCCGGCGGCTTCATCGAAAGCCGCCTTAAACTCTTTCGCCGTTGGCGTTCTGCGGTTGTCGAGTTCAAACCGGGTTAAGACTTCTTCAACAATAGATGAAAGGTTTGTAAGAGCGCGATTTATTTCGCCTGCCGTTTGGTTGAAACTATTCTTTGCGCCGACTTTCACGCAGGCGTTATTATTATCCCACTTTTCCGCGTCTATTACATAGCCGGAACGTAAATCTACACGAATACCAGCAAAAGACACCCGTAAGCGTATAGGCACGTTTTCCGTAAGCCTATCCCCTTCCGTTCGCGGCGATAATTGGTACTTAATAGAAAACTTCATTATTCGATAAGCATTTTACCGCGCCCGGTTATAAGCCAGCGTGAGGAAATAGGATAATTAACGACCAGCGAATAAATCGCTTCTACTTCTATATTCTTGTAGCGTGATTGGTAGCCGGGCTTCGGAGAAACGCCATAAGTAAGCCGCATTTCCCTATAACGTGGCGCACTCAAATCGTAAAGCGTGCAAAACGCCTCCAACGCGCTAACCTTACCCAAACTAACAATCGCTTCAATAGCTTCAAAGAAACGACGGTTTATCCCATCGCTTATAGGCGAAGGTTTAGCTATTGTACGGGGCATAAATTCGCACGTTTAAGGTCAGACATCATTTTATTATATTCCCCTTCCGGTATTCGGGTACATTCATTCCCGGACAAATAGGCAGCTTCCAACGCGTCAAACACGACTGCTGGAATAAACGGGTACAAAGCCCGGTTACTATAAAACTTATCTACATTTACTTCTACCATATAGCTAATAGTTATTTTGTTGATTTTTCAATTTAAGCGCGTTTCGTTCCAAAATGGTATAGTTGTAAGGCGAAAATAAAATAACGCGAAAATGGGCTTAAAATAGCCTTATTTTCGTATCACTTTAATACGGCGATTGTGTGATATTATTATCATATAAGTACGTGCGTGTGATACTATGTTATGGAAGCCTTTTTAGAATTTCGGAACTTTACGACCAAATACTAAACGGCATTTGCACATCCAGCACGTTCCACCGTCTGGGCATTGGCTTTTTTGTTTAATTCCGTAAGGCTTTCTATTGTACGCTGCTGGCTTTCTATAATTGAAAGCAAACGCGCCTTTTCGCTATTGGCTTCTTCCAGCAACTTAGCCAACAGTTCGGAAGAAGGCAACCCGCCCGTATTTTGCCGTTGTTCGCCTTCCTTCTTTCCGTCAGACAACAACATTTCCCCCTGACCCAGCAAAAGCCAAAGCGGATTAAGTTCCGGGAAGTGTATGCTAATAGCTTGCATTTTATCCGGTTGAATAGACTTTTTTATAGACATAACATAAGAGGAAGACACGCCAATGCGCCTGCAAAATTCCCTTTCGCTAATATTCAGCGTATCTATAAATTGTTTAAGTCGCTCTTTTACACTTGTTTCCATAAACATAACTGTTTCTAAAAGTTAAAAATCGGCTTTCAGCTAAAAATATGAACACTTTTAGTTTGCATATTGTATGCCTTTACTATACATTTGCATTGTGTTAGTTGTTCGGTTGCAAAGGTAAGCAAAAAGCGAACACTTAGCAATGACAAAAACACGCTAATTTACAGAAATTTATAAAAGCTATATGATACATACAAGCAAATTCATTAACAAGAACTTCCGCATTAAAGTAAGCGGAATAGACAACGAAGGCAACCGCATTAACAAGCTGGTAGGCGTTAGCGGACTTCTGAAATTGATTGGCGAAACTTTAGCCGATAAGTTTGTAACACGTGCTTTAAAAGCAGGATTAGATAAAGTTAAGTGCTGCCTGCGTAGAGGGCTTCGCGTCACTTTCTATGTAAAATAACATAACATTCAGCTATATGGAGAAAGATTTTGAAAGCATTAGAAGCAAGGTTCAGAAACTACAAGCCCTTGCGGAACGCGGCGAGAAAGGCGAAGCCCTGAACGCAAAGCGTTTGTTAGACCAACTATTAGCTAAATACGGCGTTTCGTTGGAAGAAATAGTAGAAGCACAGGAAGAAAAACAGCAGTACACCTTCAACGTAAAGGAAAACGGGTACGGATTTACTTTGTTTACCCAGTGCTATTTCAACGTTACAAACGAAAAACGGATGAGCTACCGCCAGCGCAGAAGATACGTTACCGTTGAATTAACCAAAATGCAGTACGTAGAATTGCAGGCTTTGTACGATTGGCACTACAAACAGCTTACAAAGGACATGAAGCGGATGCAAAAGGAGTTTACGGAAGCGTACATACAAAAGCATAGGCTATTTGGCAAGCATAGTGACGACAACAACGAAGAAGAACGGGAATTAAGCCCGGAAGACATGCAAAGACTTTTGCGTATGATTAACTACATGGATAGCATGGAAGATACCAGCTATTACAAGCAGATAGGTAACGCTTCTTCTTCCGATTAACGTATTACCTTAATACAAATCAGAGGAACTATATATAAGCCAGCGGAAAAGGAATCCCCTTTGTAAAGGCTATAAACCGATGACTGCGGAAACAGACCGCGCGCGGGACGCTACGGGCGTACGAAGGGCGAACCTTCCCCCGCGCACTATGAATTTTAAATTTTACAATTATGGTAGTAACAACAGAAAATAAGAAAAAAAGCAGGGGCTTCCTTAGCGGGTTGAACCAATTACGAGTAGGCGATTACAAAATAGCGGTAACGGAAATAAAAGCTGCTTTGGGCATAAATAACCGGAATAGCTTCTACGCATACCGGGACGGAAAGATAGAGCCTAAAGTAACGCAGGCTAAAGCCGTAGAAGGCGTATTCAACAAATACGGTATAACAGCCAATATTTGGGACGTATGAGGTTAAAGGTAGAACTAAGCAGACGGGAAACCGAGGTAGCGCACTTGCTGGCGTGGGGAGCTTCCAAGAAAGAAGTAGCGGACATGCTGTTTATTTCGACCCGCACAGTAGAGAACACAGCCCGGAACATCTACGCGAAAGTAGGCATACAGAAGGCTACAGAACTTTGCGTTTGGTGGTTCTGCACAAAACATAATGTTCCGGTAAGCCTTGACCCGTTGAAACGTACATTCGTAGCGGTAGCCCTTCTTCTAATTATACTCCCGAAGGAACTTACCGGAAACGGCGATTTTTTCAGAGTAGGAAGACGTGCGCAGATAACACGGATTGCCAAAACGACGGGAAGACGCAAAGGCGAAAACGATTATAACCCTTTTGAAGTTTGCAGTTATGACTAAGATTTTTAAAGCCCTCGGCATAGAATTTACGAAGCCGCTAAAGTGGTATAACTGGCTTACCCTTGCTTGGGTCGCTGTTTCCTTTGTCCTTCTAAGCATTGACACCGAAACCGCGCCTATATGGGCGGTATTCCTTGTAGTAGCGAATTTCGCCCTTTCGATAAAGGTAGCGGCAAAGACAGTGCCGGACATTAAAGACGACGAAAACAGTTAGACTATGGATGCTAAGAAAAGAATTATAGACCTTACGCTCGGCGAATTTCTGGACGCGATAGGCGAACGTATGGAAGTTTCAGCACAGAAACCGGAAAAGCCCAAATCGGCAAAGCGTTACGTGTACGGCTTGAAAGGGCTTGCAATGCTGTTGGGCTGTTCCAAGACAACCGCAGCGCGGTTGAAGGCTTCCGGACGGATTGATGAAGCGATAACGCAAGTAGGCGCGCTACTGATTATTGACGCTGATTTAGCGTTAAAGCTGGCAGCGGACAACAAAAAGAAATAACTTTTTAAAACACAGCTATATGATTAATAATATTTGGATTAACATTCCCGGCTTTTCTAAATACGAAATAAATAGGGAAAGCAGGCAGATACGAAGCTACTGCCGGGGAGTAGAACCGCGTATATTGAAACCATGCAATAATGCATTGATATTAAAGGCGGATAACGGGGAAAAATACACCGGAAGCCTTAAACGTTTCCTCTATTCGGCGGAAAAGAACATAGACCCGCGCGAGATTAGCCGAAAATACTGTATAGTTGAAACAGCCAGCGGGCAGATAGAACTAATAGACCGTAATACATTCCAAGAACGGATTAGGGAACGTTTGAGAAAGAAAAAAAGCGTTTCCAACATACAAGAAGAATATTTGAATGCCATCCAATTTTGCGCGATTGTGTTACAGGCATACCGAACGGGTGATTTTTCAATGGTAATAACCGAGATTGAAAGCCGTAAAGCAAAAGTTACGGAATACATCATCCGGCACAGAATAGCGGTACAGCCGGAACGCGTACGGGAAGTTTGGGAAGCCGTCTTAGACGTAGCCCTAAACTGCATCATAGAGAAGCGCACCTACATAGTAAACCTTACGGGCTACCTGAACAGCATAGCGCGCTCCTATGCAGCCCAAAAGAAGAAATTAGAGAAAATAACCGTAAGTCTTGACGCGGGATTTTATTCACTTCAAAAATATCAGTAATATGAGCAAAAAAGCAATCATCAAACGTTTAAGCCTTGCTAATTTCAAAGGCTTGCGTAACGTCGTTATAGACTTTAACGACACAGTTACAACCATCAGCGGACGGAACGGTACGGGAAAAACTACCATTATGGACGCTTTTACATGGCTTCTTTGGGGCAAAGACAGCGAAGGGAATGTAGATAGCAAATTCGGAATTAAGACCAACGACGCGGAAGGCAATTTTATTCCCGACCTTGAACACGAAGTAGCCGGAACGTTAGAAATAATAGATACCGAAACGGGAAGCGTTGAAACCGTAGAACTTCGCCGCGTATTGGTTGAAGAATGGAAAACAGAGAAGGGAAAGACGGAAAGGAAGTTAAAGGGACACCATACCGACTACTTCTATAACGGAGTCCCATTAAAAACAAAAAGCGAATACGACGAACGTATAAACGCGATTATACCCGAAGCCGTTTTCAAGATGATTACCAACCCCTACTATTTTCTTTCCCTTCATTGGACGGCACAACGTGAAATGCTTTTGCAGATTGCCGGGGGAGTAAGCTACGAAGACATAGCAAAGGGCAATACAGCCTTTGCCACTTTGATAGAACAGCTTAGCGGGAAAACCGTAGAAGACTATAAACGCGAGATTTCAGCGCAAAAGGAGAAGATAACGAAGGAACTGGAAAAGATACCTACACGTATTGACGAAATAACGCGCGCTACCCCGCTGACACCGGATTATGCCGCCCTTAATACCGAGAAGGAACAGCTTACAAAAGAATTGAACGACATAGACGAAGCCGCCGCATCAGCAGCGGAAGCCAACCGTATCGCCTATGAAGCTGCCGCTAAGGTACAAACCGCCATAAATGACAAACGTAGCAGCCAGCACGCTTTAGTATTTAATGCAAAGGAAACGGCAAGGAACGAAGCGTTCAAAAAGAACGAAACCTACAATAATGCCAACCGCAAGTTACAGCAGGTTATAAACGACGAACGCAGCGAAGCCAGCCGTTACCGTAGCGAATACGACCGTTTGACGAACGAGAAGAAACGGACGCAAAGCACGATAGAAGGCTACAAGCAAATGCAGAACGAACTACGCAAAAGATGGTACAAAGTAAACGCCGAAGAATTTACCGCTACGGAAAGCCTTGTTTGCCCGTTGTTCAAGCACGCTTGTGCCGACCCGGTAGCATTAGCAAAATATAATACCGACCGGGAAGCCGCTCGCGAAAAATTCTATGCAGACCGGGAAGAACGCCTTAACAAGATTAATACGGACGGTCAGCGATTAAACGAAATGATAACATCGCAGGAAGAAGAAGCCAACCGGATAGACAAAGCGTTAGCTGAATTGGAAGCCAGCCACACTACCGCCGTAACAAAGGCGAAAGAAGACCGCGAAGCGTTGCAAAAGGTTTTGAATGATAATCCACGCGTAAATACCGAACCGGATATTAACGGAGAAGACCTCCCGGAATGGGTTGCACTTGAAAAAGAAATAAAGGAACTTTCCGAACAGCTTCCAGCCTTCAACGCAGAAGACGCGGCAAGCAGAACAGAGATACGCCAACGGAAAGCCAACCTTACCGCCCGGCTTGATGAAGTAAAGCGTAAGCTAAACCTTCGCACCATTATAGAAGCCAACGAAAAGCGCATAGCCGAACTAAACGGGGAAGCCGCAAAATTGGCGCAGGAACGCGCCGAAATACAAGGATGCGAAATAGTAATAGCCGATTTGATAAAAGCCCGTATGACGGAAGTGGAACGCCGCGTAAACGGATTGTTTAGCCGGGTTCAGTTCAAGATGTACAAAACGCTCGTAAACGGCGAAAAAGAACCGGATTGCATTTGCCTTATTGACGGGGTAAAATACGCGGATAAGAACCAAGCCGGGAAAGTTAATGCCGGGCTTGACATAATAAACACCCTTTGCACATTCCACAACGTTAGCGCGCCTATTTTCGTGGATAACGCAGAAAGTATTAACGAGTTTATCCCGGTTGTTAGCCAGCTTATAAAGTTGGTAGTAACTACCGAAGACTTCAAAGTAGAATAACAGAACATTATTAACCATTTTAATAAACAAATTTATGGATACATCAAAGAAAATCACGTCCTACGAAGACGCTTGTAAAGTTTTGAACATTCAACCGATTAACGAAGAAGTGTTTAACGCTTTCCCGAAGGAAGACCAAAGAAGTATGTTAGCCTACCACAAGCTGACTGTAATAACCCGCGCGCTTAATAACGGCTGGAAACCGAATTGGGACGACCAAAACGAATGGAAGTATTACCCGCTATTCCGCTATGTAAATGCCGGGCTTTCGTGCGCGGTTACGTCTAACGCGGCTACGGCTACGGCTGCGCATATCGGCTCTCGGCTTTGCTTTCCCACGTCCGCGCTCGCGAAATAC